TGGCACACCAAGGCTTTGGCAAGGACTGGGAGCCCGAGATACGTGCTGGGCAAGACGCGTTGCTTACCGTGGCTAGGCGGGACAAGTGGGTCTGCCGCTCCGAAGAGCTGTCTGCCATCCGGGAGATGGTCGAGGTGAGTGACGCACAGCTTGACGTGGTGACGGTAGCGCAGATGGAGAAGGGCATGGCCCACATCCGGGAAGTAAAGCGAAACAAACGAGCAAGGAGAATCAGAGAATGACTATAGATCAAATCGCAAACGACCCCGATGCAGGGCGACACACCCCGGGCCCATGGAGGCACCACGTGGGAAACTACGGCGAGTATCTTGTGAGTTGTGAGTCGTATGGATACGCACCATTGGCCCGAGTCAAGGGTGACAAGCGGTCCACGCTCAAGAGTGCTCACGCTAACGCTCGCATGATCGCCGCTGCGCCCGAGCTGCTTGAGGCACTGTACGCCATGATGGAGCTCTGCTACGACCTCGAACTCTCGGATGAAATTGCCCGTGCCGTTGAGCTAGGCTGCAACGCAATCGCCAAGGCGGAAGGATTTCAATGAACTGCCCCATCTGCAACACATGGACTGAACAGATTGATACACGCAAAAGAGCAGGCAGTATTTTTAGGCGATACGAGTGCGCCAACTTGCACCGTTTTACAACCAAGGACAGAGAAGTTTTTCGAGTTGATGAGGCCAAACAAAGAGTTGGACGACCAAAGAAAAATGACAATGTTTGACCACAATTTACAAGGTTTGCTATGAAAGATTTATTCGCTCCCGCTAATGCTTTTGACTGGAGGCGATTCTCGACGGAGGAATCAGCACGCCGTGGCGAAAAGCCAAACGCCCTAGATGCAGGAACAACTTCCCGTAAGCGTAGCGTAGCCTCCACTCAGGCTATTGAGCGCATCCGGGAAAGCCAACCGGGTTACGGCACTATCGGCATGAGCAAGAAGACCGCCGCGATGATTGCAATGAAGCCCAAGACATTCACCATTTACAGCAAAGTACAAACACAAAGCAAAGGACGGGGAATACGATGAACGACGCAACCAACACAGACGACATCTTGGCCGAACGCGGTAGCCGCTACGGTACATTCGTAGGCCATGCCGAAGTTACGCAAGAGCTAAAGCGCAGCATGGCTAATCACCTGGCCAAGCGCAACAAGACACTGCAAGATGACCAGTGGGAAGCCTTGGAGATGATCGTGCACAAGATAGGCCGTATCATTAACGGAGACCCCAACTACCACGACTCATGGGCCGACATCGCAGGCTACGCTAAGCTCGTCTCAGACAGGCTTGAGACCGGCAAGACTACATAAATTTTTACTTTGGCTGGAGATATACAAATGGACATTATTCGGAAATCTTTTGAGGCTGTCATGGCCTCCAAGGGACGCGGTGAGATGGTGCGAAATGGTGCCAATTACAAGAACGCCAACATTCAAACCAAGTGGCGCTACTTCCAGCTTGGCTGGAATTTGTCTAGGGGCAACGCATGATTAGCACAATTGAAATTAGCAAGATACGCATTGACGCTGGCACTCAAAGCCGCGAGAGCCTAAGCGAGGCATTGGTTCAGGAATACCACGAGCATCTTGAGCAAGACGGAGACTTTCCTCCCATAGAGGTTTTTCTTGATGGAACGGAGTACTTTTTAGCAGATGGCTTCCACCGGGTTCTGGCATTTCGCAGGTCGCAGCGTGAATATATTGAAGCCCGCGTGAACTTTGGCGCGGTACGTGACGCCATCCAGTACAGCCTTAGCGCAAATTCAGAGCATGGCCTGAGACGAACCCGTGCCGACAAGTGTAAAGCAGTCAACACAGCGTTAGACGATCCGAAGTGGGGAGAGTTATCTGGTCGCCAGATTGCAAAAATGTGCGGCGTCAGCCATACGTTAGTGCAGGAGGTTACAAAGAGTCGGAATTCCGACACCCCTCCAAAGGACAAACCGACCAAGCTCAAAAACTTGGTTGAGGCTCCGCTTAAGGAGGATGAAGTGGCAATATTGCCACTCCAAGCAGATGAGATGGTGCAAGAGTTGATTTCTGAAAACGAGCGACTGCAAGACTTGGTAGCTGTTGGCGGCATGGATGGAACCGACGAAGAGAAAGCTCTTGCATCAGAAACCATTGACGACTTAAGGGTTCAAGTAAGCAGCCTCACCACTCAATTAGAGTCCGTGAAACTGTCAAGAGATCAGTTTCAGCGCGAGTGTTCTGAATTGAAAAAGCAAGTCGGCATTTACCAGCGCCAACTTAAGAAATAAAAAACGCCAACGCCGGGTGGCTATGTCCCGGTAGTTCTAGGAGAAATAAATATGCTGCATCTAAGGCAGTACCAGATCGACTCGATTGAGGGTTTAAGGCAGGCGTTCCGTGGGGGTCACTCGCACATTGTGTTGGCCGCAGCTACGGGAGCTGGCAAATCAGTTATCGCCATGACCATGCTGGAGAGCGCCGTCAAGAAGGGTGCCCGTGTGATGTTCGTTTGCGACAGGCGGGTATTGGTAGACCAATTCTCCCGTCATTTAGATGGGAGCGGCGTCGATCACGGCATTTGCATGGCTGGTCACTGGCGGCATAGACCGCACGCCAATGTACAGGTGGCATCTATCCAGACGCTTGAGCGCATGAAGGGTTGGCCAGACGTAGATTTAATCTTGGTTGATGAGATACACGCCGTCATGCGTAAAAGTCTCAAGACCTTTCTAAGCAACCACAAGGATCTGCGCGTTATTGGAATGACTGCCACTCCGTTTCACGCCGAGATGGGCAAGTACTTCACAAACGTAACCAACGTTGTGACCATGCGCCAATTGGTAGACGAAGGATTCTTGGTTCCGTTTCGGGTGTTTGTGGCCAAGGAAATTGATATGTCTGGCGTCAAGGTGGTGGCTGGTGAATGGCAGAAAGACGAGACTGAAAAGCGCGGTCTTCAAATCGTCGGCGACGTTGTGTCGGACTACATACGAATCAGCCAAGACGTGTTTGGCGGGCCGCGTAAGACTATTTGTTTTTCATCGGGCGTGGCACATGGTGAGCAATTGGTACAGCGCTTCCAAGAACACGGAATCAACGCGGTACAGATCAGCTACAAGGATACGGATGATTTCAAGGAAGAGGTCTTAAAAGACTTCTCTCAGCCGGATACAGAGATCAAGATTGTCATTAGCTCTGACATTCTGACTCGCGGCTTTGACCAGACCGATGTAGAGCACGTCATCATTGCTAGGCCGCTGAGAAAAGCATTCTCTATGCACGTTCAGATGGTAGGACGTGGAGCCAGACCTCACCCCGGAAAAAAGTTCTGCATTTTGCAAGATCACTCAGGTAACTGGTTACGCTTTGCTGATGACTGGGCACAAGTGTACGAAGAGGGAACGAAGGAGCTTAACTCCGAGAACGACACCAAGACTCGTAAGGAGAAAACAGACGAGCAAAAGGAGCAGTGCAAATGCCCGAAGTGCTCTGCCTTGTGGCCTATAGGCTCAGACACTTGCACCAACTGCGGCCATACACGCCAGCGCAGAAGCATGGTGGCAGAGATGCCGGGAATCATGGAAGAGCTTTCCGGTGCAGCCAAAAGGGACGAGAAGCAGGCGTTCTGGTCTATGTGCCAATACAAAATAAAAATGGAGGGCTGGAGTCCCGGGCGCGGGGCACACACCTATAAAGAAAAGTTTGGCGTTTTTCCAAGAGGTCTTGTTGACTCGGCATCATCACCAGATATAGGTTTTGAGAAGTTTGTGAAGTCCAGACTGATTGCCTATCTCAAGGGTAAGCGTCAAGGGCTTTCATCATGACCGACTTGATTAGTTTTGCCAGAGCGCATGGAATCATAATTGATACCCTGCCAACACCAGGCGCTTGGCGTCGATACCCTACGACGGACAAGCCGCACAAGCGCAACGGTTCAATGAAGTTTATGCTTGACCATGCTTTTCTCTACAACTGGGCAATTGACCAAGAGGTAATTGTCTGGAGTGGACAAGCCCCGGCAGGCATGAACCCAGAGCGAATTGCGAAGATGAGCAAGGACGCCGACAACAAGCGGTTAGCCCTACAGAGGAAAGCGGCAGGTAAAGCGGCTGGCCTGCTCAACAACTGCCAGAGAGGCTCACACCCGTACTTGCAGCGCAAAGGATTTGAAGACGAGCCGGGTAACGTCTACGTCAAAGAGGGTCACGGCTACCTCATTATCCCTATGCGCGTGAATGGAAACTTGGTAGGGGCGCAAATCATATCCGAGGACGGTGAGAAGAAGTTTCTGTTCGGTCAGCGAAGCAAGGGTGCTGAGTTTGTTTTTGATAACAAGGGGCCACACATACTCACGGAAGGCTATGCCACAGCTTTGTCAGTAAGAGCGGCAATGAAAGCGCTGAAGATGCGCTACACCATCCATGTTTGCTTTTCTGCGCACAACCTACTGCACATTAGCAGGGAGTTGAACGACTGCTTCATCATCTCGGATAACGACGAGTCCAAAACAGGCGAGAAGATTGCCGAGCAGTCCGGCAAGCGTTGGTGGATGCCGCCTACGGTTGGTCATGACTTCAATGACATGCACCAAGAGCTAGGTTTATTCAAGTCAAGCCAAGCCCTGCAAAAAGCAATGAGGACTACCAGTCAAACTTCGTGAGCGCGTCATCTACAGAGACAACGATGTGCAAGTTATCACCCGGCCAGTTGTCATGAAATCCCTGTTCAGCAGGAGATAGACGACGCGCCGACGGCGGTTTCTTGCCGTCCTTTACTTCAAGCAAGATGGTTTTACCCAGGTGATTGCACAGCAAATCAAAGGCTCCCTCGTCATTGATCTGCTTGACAAACACCCCTCGGGAGCGAAGTGCTTCAATTATTTCTTGCTCGTTTGAGTCTCTGCGTGCAGCTCTTCTCACTATCAACTCCTTGTTTTCAATAGGAAAAATAAATCACGATTTATTAACCTACCTGTTAACATGATGTTTAATATAACACCTAGCAAGCACTAAGATGAAAATTACAAACATATACGGCTTACCGCAAACAATTGTAAATGCCGTAAATCGCCCGTCCTATACAAAAGAAGGAGCCAACATGTCGGTCACTGAGCTGCTTGGCAGTCCCAGGATTGTGCAGCTTAAACGCCGATACTGGAATGATCTTGAGCAGGACGCCAGCGAAATGGTTTGGAGCTTGTTTGGAACAGCAATTCACCAAGTACTTGAGCATGGCAAAGATGATAACCACATCATTGAGCAAAGGCTGCACGCGACTGTAGACGGATGGCACATTAGCGGAGCCATTGACTTGCAGGTTCTCACGCCAGATGGCATGGAGATTTCAGACTACAAGACCACATCGGCGTACAAAGTTATGGCCGGTTCTACAGATTGGGAAGAGCAGCTTAACATTTACGCCTTCTTGGTTGAGGAACAAAAGAAGACGCCAATTTCCAAGCTACAGATCGTGGCTATCGTGCGCGATTGGGTTGGACGGGACACCTACAAAGAAGGCTACCCCAAGGCTCCTATCGTTTCACTTGACATCCCGCTCTGGCCGCAAGAGAACCGGTTGAAGTTCATTCAAGATCGCATTACCGCGCACGCAGACGCATTGTTTGCACAGGAGACAGACGCCGACCTGCCGGAATGTACGCCTCGGGATATGTGGGAAAAGCAAACGAGCTACGCCATCATGAAAGACGGCGGCGTTCGTGCCAAGTCTGTTCACGCGTCCAAGGAAGAGGCAGAAACGTCATTGGCTGAGATTAAGGAATTTAAGAAGTACCAAATTGTTGAGCGTCCGGGCGAAAGGACTCGTTGCGCCAACTATTGCCAAGTCAGTAAATACTGTTCCCAGTATCAAAAATTTATCAACCAACCCCAGGAGTAAAAATGTCCCGAATCTATTACGTGTCAGCACCCGGCTCTAAAAACCATCTCGTTCGAGCAAACACGCCGCAGCAGGCAGTGGCTCTGGTCGCTAGGGAGGCATTCCAAGTTCGAGTTGCATCTCAGGATGACATCGTTCACGAGATCAGTAGAGGCGAAAAAGTCAAAGAGGCTTTGATGCCAACTCAGGATGAGATTAAACATGGAGCAGAAGAATGAGCGAAAACCATTACGCCGAGTTAGCCAATATTGACGTTAGCAAGTACGTCGAGAAAAAGCAAAACTTGTCATACCTGTCTTGGCCATTTGCCGTAGACCAACTCATGCGCCGCGATTCAACGGCTAACTGGGTGTTCAACGACCCGTCCATGTTTGGCGAATCCATGATGGTTTCTTGCACCGTCACGGCGTTCGGTAAGCCTATAACCATGCACCTACCCGTCATGGATCACCGCAATCAAGCCATTAAGAACCCAAACGCATTTGAAGTTAACAAGAACATGATGCGTTGCTTGGTTAAAGCTATTGCCTGTCATGGTCTTGGCATCCAACTGTACGCAGGTGAGGATTTGCCGCTTGAGGATTTGTCCGTAAAAGACAAGCCAAAAGTAGAAGCGAAGGAGCCGAGTGGCAATATTGCCACTCCAAAACCACCAGCTCAAATTGAAGGCCGAGAAGGCCCGTGGCAGTTGAACGTAAAAGCAGATCCTAGCGCCGACATGGCCGCGTGGACAAGCATCGTGACAGAGGCGTGCAAGCTCGCGCTAGAACAGTGCCAAAGTAATGTTGATGTTATGAGTATCTTTAAGGTGAACCGGAACATCTTTGACCGTATGAAGGCTGACTCCCCTGATGAGTACACTCAACTTATGGCTCTGTTTAAAAAGCGCAAAGAATTTTTCAAGGAACAATAAAATGAATTCAATAACCGTAGCTGGAATTGTTGGCAACTCAGAACTCAAGCAACTCAACAGTGGCGATGCTATTTTGAACTTCTCAATAGCCGACTCAGAGGGCCGAGACAAACCAACTATTTGGTGGAATTGCAGTCTTTTTGGTAAACGCGCTGAGTCTTTGGCTCCTTACGTTCAGAAAGGTAGCAAGGTTACAGCCGTTGGAAAAGTAAGCCAGCGCCAGTACACCGATAAGAATGGCATTGAGAAAACTTCAATGGAAATTCGCGTCAACGAAATTGCACTCCAAGGCGGCAAAGAACAGGCTGAATCTAAGCCAGCCCCAAAACCCGTGCCAGAAGACGACACAGATTTGCCTTTTTAGTTTACGGGGGAAAGCGGATGCTGTGCGTTGTGGGCTTTCCAGCAATGCAATACAGACGCAGCGAGTACCCCACCTTTTACAGAAAACTACACAATGAACAACTACGAACGAACCGCTGACTGGCTTTCGGCCTGCGGCAAAGAGCCAACACCGGAGAATCTATCCGTGCAAATTGGCTGTCACATTGAAGAGTTTTGTGAGTTTATCAAGACGCTACGCACTGACAGCGAAGGTTACGCCAAACTGCTAGACCGTACCCGTTTGGACTTGGAGTGGTTTGCCACCAAGCTCAAACGTAAGGAGCAGCAGGTTTACATTCCAGTTCACTTTCGCGCGGAGGCGTTAGACGCACTGTGCGATACCGATGTGACGGGTAACGGCGTTGCCTTTATGGCAGGCTTTAACAAGAACGGTGCAGATCAATTGGTTCTAGCCAGCAATGAGGCCAAGCTAGTTGACGGAAAGCCAGTTCTGCTTGAAGGCGGGAAGATAGGCAAACCAACCGGCTGGAAGGCTCCTGATCTGCATGGGTTTGTGTGATGAATCCCTATCCAAACTTTGAGGCACTGAAAATTGCTATGAAGCAGGATAAGGACGGAATGGTCCTGACTCTTCGTATCCACCCAGACGAGCTGCCGTCCGATCTTATGCGCGACTTTGTTGGCGCTCGCTATCAGGTCGTTATGGTTCGGTTGGATGGAGAGGAAAAGCCGATGAACCGCGAGCAGGCCAACTCTACCGATTGGGTCAGGGCGGCAGGTATTTTGTCGCGTGATCCAGCTTTCTCTGCTTGGTTGTCCCATAACGGAGAGCTGCTTGACCCAGACCAGGCCGAGGCGGTTTCTTGGTTGCGAGATCATCTCGGAGTGAAGTCTCGTGCAGAAATTGTAAATAATGATTTGGCGATTACTAGACTTCGCATATTGCTTAAGGAGTTTAACCAGTGGAAAAACTAATACCGTACACGGTTCACCTGCCGCCAGAACTGCACAGGAAGCTGAAAATGGCAGCGCAAGACCGCAAGGCAGCGGGAATAGTTCGGGAGGCCCTGACAGCGTTTCTGGATAATCTGGACCCCTATGAGGCAGGAATAAGAGCCGGTATCCGCACGGCGCAAGAAGAAGTCAGACTTCAGCCGCTGCTTAATAGCTTGATGTGGAAGAACGAATCAATGGCAACCATTGTGAACAAATTATTGGAAAACTCTAATGGCTAAACGACAAGGCATCGCACTGCTACAGGCGAAGCGAGACCCCATACCTTTAGAGCAAATTACTTTGAGAGACTTCTTTGCTGCATTTGCCTGCATCGGCGCAAGCTCTATGGCGGCACCAAAGGAAATTGCTACTCAGTCCTACGCCGTGGCAGACGCCATGCTGGATGAGCGTACCGATGTGGAGTAAAAATGAATAATAACCTTACGGCAAAGCAGCGCAATCACATTGGCGCTGTTAAGGGACTGCCTTGCTCTGTATGTGATGTGTCTGGGCCGTCGGATGCCCATCACATTGAGCAAAAACTTCAATACTGCGTTGTTGCACTATGCAGATCGTGTCATAGTAGCTTACATGGTGAAAAGTTAATTTGGAAAGTTAAGAAACTAGATGAAATTAAAGCCCTAAACATCACCATAGAAAGACTTGTAAATGGTTGAGATAAACATAATCTAGCTGAGACGGTTGAATAGCTTATGAACCCCAAGTAATCCTTACTTCGATGCTTCGTCAAAACTCTCGTTGACGCGCATCATCCGTACTTTAATAGCCTCTTCAATTTTTTTGGCCAGTTCTTTGTTGTCTTTCTCTATTGCATTGCGACGTTGTTTTCGCAGCTTTTGAATTTCTCTGTATTGAATGTTGGCAGATGCAGATAGTCTGGCCTCCGGGTTTTCCCGTATATAACCCTGAACATCACCACGCCGCTCTTTGAGTCCTTCAACTGCTCTGGTATGGCCATTTAATTCCGTTAGGTTTCGATAGAACGCATTGGCCGTGGGTGCCATGCCCTTTATGTCGCCATAGAATCGGCCAAACAAAGGGACGTTGTAAGGGGGCAACTCTTCGCCGGTCGAAAGTGATTTAGCGGTCTTGGCTCCTTTAAGAAACTCTCGGCCAATACCGCCAGTGGCTTGCCCAATCAAGTATTCCAAATCGTCTGCCGTTGGACTCAAAGCACCCTTCTTATCCTCAGTTCCACCGCTGGCAAAGTTAAGGAAGTAGGCCACCTGCTCACCAAGCCAAGAAGAAGAATCTTTTGACCGCGAGTACCCCGGCGTTGGATCTAAGTCACTGAAGTCTTTCCGGGAAATGTCCTGTCCAGTCCAGTCTTTGTTTTCAAACAAGGCAACCATCGGATCGAACACAGTCGGCGCAAAGGTTTGAAACGACCAGCCAGCATTGCCAACCGGGTTAAACATATCCAGCATGGCGTCTGTAATGTCCAAGACACGACGCGGCGTATCTTTAAATCCACTGAGCGCCCACTCCGTAATAATGCGAGCTGTATTTGCCAGCACGTTAAAGCCAAGTGGCATTGGGAATGCAAGATATTTGCCGTCGCCAATAGGAATTATGTAGTTCCGCTGCTTAATAAATTCTGGAGGCTCTTCTTCGTCAAACCCCGCACCAGCCAGCAGTAGAGCTTGCATGGAGCCTAAAAGAAAGGCGCCAGCAGCAATCTTTTTGCCAACAGGTGATTTAAGCAACTGGAACATCCGGGTTGTGCCCTGAACCGATGCGTTAAAGAAAGCGTACAGCGCACCGGCCTGTGTAGCGACTTGGCCTTTGCGGTTAAAGTTGACGGTTAAGTCTTTGGCAATGGCGGCAGCACGCTGCTTAGCTGATCCGGCATCCGTACCTTCGCCGATAAACTTATCCTTAGCCGCTTTGTAGGCCGACAGACGGATTGAGTTTTCCATTGACTCGTTGTAGTCGGACAGCCAATCAAACAAAGGCTTTGCTGTTTTACGCGCCTGCTCCAAAGGAACCTTCAAAGTGCCATTGGCTGAGAACACATTACCCAAAGGAGATTCAGACCAACTGGCCGGGTCAATCATCCGCTGAATAGCCGTAGCCCGCTCGTTCGATTGACTAAACACATCTCGGAAGCCAGTTTGACCACCTTCTTTTTGGAACTCTTCGTACAATTTAGACCACTCAGTTTCGGGTTTCTCGCCCTTACGAAGTTTTCTTGTGGACTGATAGATGGCTCGCAAAGCTGGAAGAGTACCGGCTACTACTTTCTTTTTCTGGTCGGCAATTTCAGTATCGTTAATTTGAATCAAGCCAGCTTGCACATCACGCAAGAAGTTGTAGGCTCCAAACACCGGGTTGTACTGAGTGTTAATTGCAGAGAAGTAACGAGTAATCTTGGCCATAGTGCTCATGGCAATACCAAGCTGGTCGGCATCCATGTTCTTCAGGGATTCGACCATTCTCTTGGCGCGAGCATCGTTTGCGTTGAACAGCAGGAACTTGTCTTCGCCGTTAACTCTTGCGGAGAAAACGAAGGGGTTCGCAAAAGACGAATTTGGTTCGTACACAACCTTGTTGCGAGCCTTGTCGTACCGCGCTTTCATTGGCGGCATCATGATGTTTTCCACCAAGGCCGGGTCAAGCCCCAAGTCCGTCAATTGTTGTCGAACCTTGTCCAGCGAACCAAGCGCTTTAGACTTTTCCTTTTTCAGTAACTTTTTGTACAGCGTTATTTCACGCTCGTAATCTTTGATGTTGCTCGGGTCAACGTCACCTTCTTCAATAATGGTTTCCATTAATGTAATGTCGTCTTGAAGCTGACGCTCCATGCGCAAGGACTGCCAAACTGGATTGGTTGATGGGTCAAGAGCCAGCCAAAAATCTGGATTAGGATTCTGCAAAGCAAGGCCGTACAAAGCCTGTGCCACCCGGTTTTTCTCCGCACGAACAATTGAACGCTCCCGTTGAATGGCTAGGTTGGCCAAAATTTCGTTAACGTTCACATCCTTTGTCGAGCCTGTACGAGATTTGGCAGAAGCGCCGCTGGTGCTGTAGCCTGCGCCCTGAGACATGGCCTTGCTGGTATCAAAGTCCGCATCTACGCGGTTCAATGGAATGTAAAAGCTGAACATATCGCGCCAGGTGGCAATAGTTTCTGGGCTCTCTAGGCCGTACTCTACCAACTCGTCTTGCATTTTGCGCGTGCCGTCGTCAATCAAGGCGGCAACTTGCTCAAATTGTTTCCGTTTTTGGGGGCTCAGATCCTCCATGTACTTCAGTGCGTCGGCAGTTTTAATTCCCGAGCCGCCGTCTGGATAACGCTCGTTACGCTCAGCAATGTGTGCGTTGGCTTCTGGCGCATGGCGGTTGTGCAAGTACTCGCCCACATCTTCTTTGGTCAGACCGAACTTCTGGATTGCCTCTACTTGCTTTTTGAGCTCGTCTTCCAAGTAGGCTTTGGTGCGTGTAGCGGTACGCCCGTGATACAGCGTCTCCTGTAGGTAAGCGTCCCATTTTGCACCAATGTTTTTGCTTGTGGATTTGATGGAATCTACTACTCGCTTCAAGTCAATTTGCTTGTTTTGGAGACTGTAAATAACGTCGTCTTTGAGCAAGCCCATGATCTTGGTATCGGTAGGCATCGTCCACGTAGTAATGACGCCATCCCCAAAGATGTTTTCTCTACGGGCTTTTTGCTCGACAGTCTCGGCCTCAGTGGTTACGCCGGGAGCTTCGGCAAGATTAATGCGCCGTTCCTTGGGGTCAAAGTTACCGCTGTTGCCTGTGGCGGACTTGATTTGCTCAGGCTCGAACGCAATAAACACCCTGTGCCGCACACCTTCAGACTTGACCCTCCCGCCGCCAATGTGGGTGATGCCGTCGTAACCCATTTCTCGCAACGCTGCTTGCAACTCATCGGCTGCTTCGTATTTAAGCGCGTCTATGTCTCTTTGATATTCTTCAGCTTGACGATAGTAGGCTTCGTTTGTCGTGCCAGTCGGCTTGTAGTCGGCAGCGAAATCGACATCGGGAAATGCTTTTTGCCAAGCGCGAGCGTCTGCTGGAGCGTCCATATCTATCGGGTTTTTCAGCGTCATATAAGCTGCATAGACACTTGGCGATGATCCCTTCCCTTTTGATGTGTAACTGCTAGCAACCGCTGGGTTCTCAGTAAAATAGGCTCCCAAACCAAACAGTCCATAATTGCCGCCGTAAGCGTCAAACATGGTAAACGCATCACCACCTTCGGTTTTGTTTGTCCCGTGATAAACCACAAGCGGCTTTCCATCGGCATCCACCACCTTGCTATTGCCAAACCAGCGCCAGAAGGCTGGCGTGTCGGGGGCGACCCTTACTTTTTGTCTGGCATCGGCTCCAGTGTCGCCTCTCTGAGTTGTGCCGACACTAGGAACGACTCTGCCTGTTTGGGATTGAACGTCCTCATCCGATCCAACTCGTTTTTGGAGAACATTGTTTTTAGTAATTTCTCTCTTTGCAGGGCTTGCGCTTGTTGTTGCTTGAGATTCATTTTTTAATCTTTCAAGTGCGTTGGCAATAATGGAATAAGCCGCTGGCGCTTTTTCCTGAAGCACAACAGGGTTTGTAATGTAAATGGCAAACGACTGAGCAAAACTTTCGGCCTTCTTATTGGGCACGGATTTTTCAAATTGAGCATTAAACGGGTACGCCAAAATATTTTTAAGCGGCTCGTTCTTGTACCACGCTTCCAACTCCTTGTGCGCTTTTGCCCACGAAGGATCTTTAGAAAAGACAAAAGCGTCGTAGCCATCTTGCTCGGCCAAGTGCGCCAGTTCATGAATCAAGTAAAAAAACTTTTCATCATTTGACCGACTACTCCATTGGGAGCCCAAGGCCAGCCATCCTCTTGCTGGAAACATCGCCGCCACAGCCTTCAGGCCGGTACTACCCCCGGCGGTAATCCGATCAAGCAGGGATGATGGAATTCCAAGACGAAGTGCTCGCGTCGCCAAATCAGATAAAAGTTTAACCTGCGGCGCGGAAAGTGGCTTTGGTTTTAATACCGTTCTACGTCCGGTTGCATTAACTCTTGTTGGCGGAATTGTCTGCTGTAATGCCATCTCAAAGCGTTGCACTGCTGCACGCTGCACCTCAACAGACTCTCCCGGCGGTGGAGTTACTTCTGCTTTTGTTTCATTTGTTGCAGGAGGCTCTTGTCTTGCGGGCTCAGGAGTTGGTTGTACATCATCTTCTTTAGGAGCTCCGCGCCCTGTTGCGTCTTCCATGGGCTTGTCGTCTGTTTTTTCATTCTTAATCCTAAAGTTTTTCATTAACTCTTCGCGACTAATTCTTGGCACTTCACCAAAAAAGTCCTCGGACGGAGCGTTGTACGCCTCGAAGGCATTATCTGCCAAGTTAGACAGAGCTTCAGCGGTAGCCTTGGGCGAGCGAGAGTTGTTAGAGAACATTTCAAGCACGGCATACACGTCTGGGTCGGCTACAACGTCAATCTGCTGAGCCGCTCGGGATAATGGCAGTCCTTGACGCCTTGCATTAACGGCAATCTCAGCAGCCTCGGTAACTATGTTGCGAATATCCAAGTTACCAGCGCCATCCAGACGAGCCATTTTTGGCGCAACACGGGCCAGCGCCGACAAAATATTTCGGGCTTCAGGATCTTGCGTCTGGGTGTAAAGTTCAATCAACTGGTCATTGTTGTATGCCTTTGCAAAGATTGCGCCATTAAGCCGGTCGTAGGCTTGAGTGGTGGGCTTTCCTTTGGTTCCAATAAATTCTCCGCGTTCTGTTTGCGGCATGGCCTGGATAAAGCCTCGAATCGTGTTTTCTGAAATAGAACCGTCATCATTAAACTGCAAAGCATTCAGATCGACACGGCGTAAATCGTTCTTTGCGTTTTCAATTGCCGATAGCCGTAGTCCAGTTGGAGTATTGGATACGTCGCCAATATTTTGAGTGACAAACTGATTAGGCATGATGCGCACTAAGACCGGCTGCTTCATTCGGTCAATCGCTGCCAAATCTACGCCATGCAATCTCAGGTCAGACTTCAACTCTTTTACGTAGTTGTCAGTGGTTTTTCTTTGGTAGCCCAACTGCAAGCCTGCAATCCGGCCATTGCCCGCAATTACGCGAGTTCTATCGGTTGCATTAGCATAGTCAACGTTGGTCAGGCCATTGGCATCGTTAGACGCCAATACATCGTCAACTTCCATAACCGCGTATCGCACGGGAATCCGGCGACCATCCGGCGCAATTGCCACGTCCTTGGCGCCAAGCTGGCTAGGATCAATAGTCCCACCAAACACCGCTGGAGCACCGTTCGCAAAGTCACGAGAAAAACTCATGCGTCCGTAGTCTGGTTTGGCAGAGATTACCTGCATCTGCTCAATACTCGCCTGAGATGAGCGATCACGGTTTTGAAGAATTATTTCTCCTGTTTCTTCCGGTCGTTGCGTTTCTGTTTCGATGGTTTCTGGGGACGTAAGGCCATTTGGTTGCTCTGGGGTTGGTTGAATAGTTACTGGAGGGATTGCAATTGGCGTAGTAGGAGTTGTCTCTCCAGCGAAAGTGCTAGGAGCTCCCATTCCTGTTGGTTCAGGTGTGACAATTCCTTGGGTGTCGGGCTGTACGGTTGGCTCTGTAGGTGGAACAGGTAGCTCCACGCTAGGCTGATCTCTTTGTCCGCCAGTTTGTTGGAGTAGGGACTGGATAACTCTTGATGTTGGGCTCTCATTTTCCAATACCTCTGGGTTTTCATTGACAAATGCCTCAAGCTCGTCTCGGGTTTTCCCTAATACATTCCTTCGTACGGCAGGCAGGTTTCCGCCGGGAATTGAAACCTCCGTTCCAAGAATATCCTGCTCCGTAAAAACACTAGAGGGTGGCAATATTGCCACTGGTTGTTTCTCAGTCACTGGCAGTTCTGCCACTTCAGTGGTTGCTGGAGGCGTAACAGTCTCTGGCGGTGTAATTGTGTCGGGAGGGGCAACTATTTCTGGAGCGGCAGTTTTAGGCCGCATAGCTAAAGACTTGGCGGCAGCAGGCACTTCAATTGCGGCGCCACCTAGCTCGCCCAGCATTTCCATACCCACGTCTTGCAGGTCAACTTTTCCGTAAGCTACGCCCTGCCCAGCAGCCTCTGAGATGCCGCCACCAGCCACGTCAATGCCAACAGCGCCAGCGCCGCGACCGACCTTCTGAGTCAGTGTACGGGCTTTAAAAATATCATCGGCACGTTTAGCAATTTGAGCCGCTTGAGCAGCCACACCAAGTTCTTTGCGAGCTGCATCAATGGCAGATTTCCTTGCGCCACTGGCAAACTTACCGGCACCAACAGTCATTAGCGAGTCTACAGCGGCAGTCGTCACGCCTTTGGTTCTGGCATCGCTCACGGCTTTTTCAACCGTCTTCGTATCTTTTAGAAGCGCCGTGATGTTCTCGGTAGTAGGCTCCATGCCTCGATTGCTAAGCTCTTCGCCAATCCTGCCAATAAACTCTGAGCCAATTTCCAACGGAGCGCTAGCAGCAAAACCACCAGTAATTGCGCCAACACCAGCACCTATTGCAATTCCGGCTGGGTTGGCCGATAAAGCCCCAAGTGCAGCTCCGCCTTTTCCGCCAGCCAGCATACCGGCAATCTGCGGAGCCATATTGGCAGCACTTTGAGCGGTTAGGTAGACGGCACCCTTTGGGTTGGTAATTGCCTGCTTGCCAAATTCCAATAAGAAGTCACCAAACGGGCCTATGCTCTCGCGGAATCCCTCGGCCTTGTCAAAGGCGGCAGCTTCATCTTTAAAAGCTGACTGCACTTCTAGTAATTCTTTAGGCTGCACGCTTGGTTTGCGAGAGATTTCTTCAGACAGAAGTTTCGCCTGATCTTCTCCAACATTGCCAGACACCACGGACGGTGCAATTTGTGCGGCACCAATTGCACGTTGACCACCCTCAACCAACAAATTCCCAATGTTAGAGAAAAAGCCTTTGTCCTCGGGAGGTGAGCCAAATAATTCAGCGCTAAGGTTTCGGCCATAGCCAGCCTCGGAGCCAAAAAGCTCCGAACTAAAATCACGCCCTGCCATAAAAGCTCCTTACTGAATTGTGTAGCCGCGAGCTTTTGCCGCTTCAATAACTTGCTGCTCCGTTTTGCCACTAGCCTTAGCGGTGGCGGAAATATCTGCTTTGGATAGCATCTTGCTCGGGCCGCCCTCTTGACCCAGCATAATACTTGCAATTTGTTCTCTAGCTACTTTTTTCTGGTCATCTGTACTCTCATAATTTTCTATAACAGCTTTAGCGGCACGTAGCCTTTCGTCGGGCGTTGGGTTTCTGTCTGGCCTGGTCTGCCCTTTAATGGACGCCATACGTGCCAAGTACTCTTCAGCTTCCTTATCCTTACCTTCAGCCTTAAGAGCCATGAACTTAGCCTCAATGCGCTCAGCTTCGCCGGGCTTGGCGGCTTCTGCGGCGCGGGCCGTAATGCGCAGTTTTTCCAGTTCAATGTTGGACAAACGATTTGCAGCCTCATCCATGCGGCGCTGATCCACGCCAGCCAAGTCGGCCAAAGTTTTGGTTTTGGTTGCCAACTTATTTTGATAAGCGGCGTTGGCCTGATCCATAGATTTAGAGCGAGCGCCAAACAGTTCTTTTCCGCCTTCGTATTCTCGCGCGTCAGCCTCTGTCTGCATCTTGTTCATGCGAGACTCCATTGACAGCTCTTCAGCGCGTTTTTGTTGCTGGTTAGCAGTGTAAGCAGGGGCTAGTCCAGACAAACCTTTATATTGGCTTGACTGGCCAAGCACGCGAATCAAGTCCTGAAGACCTGTGGGCTTACTTTTTTCAAATGATTCTCGTTCTCCAGAAATACGATCACGCTGCTCCTGTGAGCGTTTTTTCATAAAGTCTTCTTGCATAGACTCAGGAGAAAGAGCTTTTTGCTGAGCAATGATGCCTTCTGGCGTTGGCGCTGCAATAGGTTTTGCCAAATCAGTATCAGCTTGGGCAAAGTACTTGCTCTGCCCCGGCATTACACCCGGCAAACCGGCCAGCGCCGGGTTTGCTTGTGGTGCGCCAGCGGTAGGAGCCATAGGATTTTCTGGCGTCATTGAGCCTGCTGCACCACTTTGCGCAGACATACCGGACGCAATACCAGTGCCCGAGCCGATCCGAGGATCTTGAAACGGTGCTCTGCGAAAGTTATCGGGTATCGGTGTAGGTGGCGTCACGGCAGTTGCAGGCTCAGCAACTTTGGGCATAGGCGGAGACTCAATGCTGGTAATCTCACGACGCGCTTTGTCTAGCGCTTGGTCGTACATTTTTTGTCCAAATTGGCCAACCAACTGCTCTTTATTGGCCTCTAGCTTAGCCAGTCTTTCTTGAACAGTGCCAAGCATTTCTTCTTTTTGCAGAAGATCTCGTTCCTCTTTTGATTTTCCAAAGTTCTTGTCGTAGATGCTTCCCTTGTCCATCATTTGCTGGCCAGCTCTTTCGTTCAAGCTGCTACCGCCTTCTTGAAAAGCAATGATTCCGCCATTGGCAAACTTGTACATGTTGCTACGAACAGGTAGGCGAGCCACTCCACCAGAGGCCATAGCCATTTCCTGCTGCTGCCCCTGCATTTCCGGGCCGGGAGTCCCTATAGGAACAGGGCCACCGGGCTGGGGCTGAGGCTGTTGCTGTTGAACTTTTGCCTGTTGCAACGCAAGTAGACCCGCTTTTTGCTCAATCTGTTCTTTGATACTAGGCTGTCCCTGTGCAGCGCCTTGGCCTGTAGCCATTTGCTGCTTGAGCTTTTCCCGGCGCTGAATTTCTCCTAGCGCAAGATATGGCGGCACTTCAGGATTTGAGCCATTGGCGTACTGTTGCAGCGCCTGCACGGGCATTTCTTTTAAACGCTCATTAATTTGTACGAGATTCATTTTCGGCCTTATTATGATGATGGAGTGGTCACGCCAAGTTTTGAAAGTGATTCGTACAACGCTCCAAGACCTGCAACGTTACCTTGTAATTTAGACATTGCGTCTTGATTTACAGCTGTAGTATTGGCGCCAATTGGCAAGCCCTGAAGAAGGTTAAGTTGGTACTGCGGCATTTTGTATGCGTAGTCGCGCTGCTCTTCAAACTGCGCCTTGTCTGCGGCCAAGCCTTGTTGCTCAATATTTCGCTGAGCCTCACCAAGACCGGATAGTTTATCCAGAGATTGCAAGCCAAAGTTAGCGCCAAATTGACGCGATGCTTCGCTTGCTTTTTCGGCACCCAGACTGCGGTCTTGCTCAGTGTTGAATTGCCCCATGGCTTGCCCATAAGCTGTATCGTAGCCCCTGCCGGTAATCCCAGCTAGATTGCTCAACAAGTTGCGCTGGTTCTCAGACTCCATTAAAGCGCTGCGACCACCGCCAAACGCACCTGATTTTGTGGCGGCAGTTCTATTGGCCAAGTTGGAAATTTCAGACTGACGCCGCGCCTCTTCAATTTGTGGGTTCAGTGAAGCCTGAAGGTATGGATTCATGTACTTCTGAGCCGCCGAGGCGTTAAATGTGTCGGACGAATAAGTACTAGGGCCATATCCAGCTTGAGCAACTTCACCCGCTCCAGCAAATGCTTGGTTTTGCAAATCAGACGGGCCGGCCGTTAGTTGACCCCCGTAGGCTTGGTAAGGTTGATTGGCCAGTGCGCCAGCTTGCCCAAGCGCTCCAGTTACGTAGTCACCAACCCAAGGCGAAAGGGTTGATGCCTTGGATATATCTTGCGGAATTCCACCGGAAGTTGCTTGAGTGGTGGTAGTTGTAGCGGCAACATCCCCTCCATTTGCAAAGTTTTGAACTGCCCCGCCATTTGCCAGGCCAACAATTCCGCCGGGCATAAACTGATTTGGTTCAATCTCTTTGCCCTGCTCTTCTGTTCCGGTTCGTGCTTTACGAATGCGAGACATCATTTCGTAGAGTTTTTCAGCACCAGCTTCGGAGTTGCCGTTGCCAAGATGCGACACTACATCGGCAGGAATAACAAACTCCCCATGGCTCAGTGCCGCAGGTTGTTCTCCGTCAATGTTGGAGGGAATTTCATCTGCCATGCCATCGGTAGCGCCCGCCAAGTAGCGACCACCTTCTGCTAAACGTGCAATACCACCTTGTGCCATTTGTACTTCCTCTTGCGGTTTTGGTGCTGGATTAGCATAAGACAGCGGCATTTTCCCGGCGTATGGGTTGACCTGCGGGGCCGCGTCAGGCTGTAGTGCGCGAAGTCCAGAAGCCTGCTCTTGTGCAGAGGCTACTGCGGCCTCTTTTGCGGCTGCATCGCCTCTCGGGACGTACTGCGTATCAGTGAAGTACTGGCGACCAGCCGATCCGGGAACCCTGTTTTCATCGTTGTATTGAACTTGTTGGCGAACTGCTTCCATCTTTGGCACCGGCTTGTTATATCCACCCTGCGCACCACCATTGTTGTCAGCCATTAAAGAGTAAAGAGCCGCGCCGGCAGTGCCAAGCCCCGCTACATTAAATTGTTTAGTAGTTGGGTCGTACAGATATTTCTTTAAAAAATCTTTTGCGCCGCCACCAAGTGTCTGGCCTACGCTTTTAATAAAATCCATAACTCCACTAGACTGATTTTCTTGGTCGGCAAGATAGGCTTTGGTCATAAAGTCCATGAACTCTTCATCGCCCGTACTTGTCTCGTAGTCAGTAAACGCTTGACCGCCTATGTCATCGTAAATTGAATAGTAGTCAAATGGGTCTGAGTAGTAGCCGTATGGGTTTGAGTCATCATAGTCAGTTAACTCTTGACCGCCTATGTCATCGTAAATTGAATAGTAGTCATTGAATGCGTCAGCCATTTTTAATCCTTTAGCGTAAGAGTTTCAATAGTTCGTCTACTGTCATGTCCCCCGCCAGTAGGTCGTCAATGTAACCACCTGCGGCAATTTTAATCGGTTGTTGGTTGTTTTGGTTAGTTTGCTTCTCTTTGCGAGTACCAAAGAAATTTACATCCAATGGACTGCCAAAGTCAAACTCCTGCATTGCGCCGCCGTAAATAGGAGTGTATTCCGTTTGCGCCGCCTGATAAGCTGCTGGCAATTGGTCTGAAATCCTTTGTACCTGAGCTTGTGCTTGGCCTCTAACTTGACCAAGTTGAAACTTTCTATCGGACTCTTTTTGCCGCGCTATCGCCGCCGCACGTTCCTGGGCGATACTTTCATTGGCCCGATTCTCAGCCTCTTCTTGCCCAAGGAACATGCCAGTTGGAGACCACGCGGAGGACGCTGGTGGGCTCCATGTTTGGCCGCTAGAAATAACTCCCCTTAGAAAGTCAACATCATCCGAAGTAATCTGCTGGTCGCCAGTAACGTCATAAGCTAGGTTGGTCTTTGATGGATCGGAAATCATTCCCAACATCAAGTCAATGTCGGATTGATTTGCGCCTCGACCCTTAGTTCCAATAGTTTCCTGAAGCTGCTGGTTCTGAGTATTAACTTCGGCAATGGCTTGCTGGGTTGCCTGCTGGTAAGTCTGGCCCTGCTGCATGAGCTGGTCAACGCGCTGGTTTACTTCCGCACCAAAGTCAGATATTTGCTGCTGAGTCTGTGTTTGAGCAAGGTCAATGGCTGATTTAAAGTCGATTCCCTGCTGGGTTAGCGCATCAGCTAAATCTTTTTGTCCCTGATTAAGTGCGTCGTATTTTGCCTGTACGTCCGCTGATACGCCTTCAATCTGTTCTTGTGTTTGGGCTTGGGCTTGCGCAATGGCGTCATTAAGATCAACACCTTGTTGAGCCAAAGACGTGGCCAGCGCTTTCTGCTCCGTTGTCAGCGCGTCGTACTGAGCTTGCACATCTGCGGATAACCCTTCAATTTGCTGCTGAGTTTGAGCTTGTGCTTGCTCAATGGCAGATCCAAAATCAACGCCCTGTTGCCGAAGCTGCTCTGCCAGTGCTTTTTGTTCCGCAGTCAAAGCATCGTACTTTGCTTGTACATCCTCCGATACACTCTCAAGCCCAGCAGCAAATTCAGCCTTTAGTGCGGCTTCGGTAGTTCCCAGACTTGTTAGTAAATTAGCGGCACTTGTTTGTTGATCGGCAGCTACAGAATCAATTGCAGCTTTAAGAGCTGCGTCCCCTTGTAGGCCAATCTCTTTTGCAGCTTTAATTGCGTTTTCTAAAGCTGTGCGAGTGTTGGCTACATCCTCCGATACACTCTCAAGCCCAGCAGCAAACTCAGCCTTTAGTGCCGCTTCGGTAGTGCTTAGATTATTTAACAAGATGGTTGAGCTAACACCCTGCTCTGCGGCTATAGCGTCAATTGCAGCCTTAAGAGCGAAGTCTCCCTGTAAGCCAGCTTCTTTTGCTTCGGCTATTGCAGCTTCAATCGCCGCTTTTGTATCTGCAACATTGGATTTAACTGAGTTAATTTCAACAGAAAAATCTTCGCGAAGCTGAGATTCAGTTTTTCCAATTTGAGATAGCAGCTCGGTTTTAGTTGACCCAGCTTCTGCGGCCACCGTCGCGATAGCAGACTCAAGCGCTGCATCACCCTGCATTCCCATTGCTTTGGCGTCAGCAATAGCTATTTGTATTGAAGCCTCAAGATTGGAATTTAAATTTGACTTAACTGAGTTTGAATCTGTTTGTGGATTTTTTAAGGATTCCGTTAAAATAACTTTGGTTTCTTCTGGGTTAACCAAAAAAACTTCGTAAGTTTCTTTGTTAACTACTCGACCAGTTCCATCGGAGTAAGCCAGAAAAGCAAACCCGTTACCGCCGTCATACAAGGTATCCCCGGAGCCGGAGTCTTTGGCTACAAGCTGTAGGCCGGAAGAAAATCCGGAGGAAGCTCCCGATCCATCTCCAAAAACTGATACGCCACCCGTTGTTGGAGGATTCGCAGATTTGCCTAGCGCGAACAAAGCGGAAATATCACGCTCGCTCATGCGCTCTTGACCTCCGCCACCTGGAATCAAAAGACCTGTTACCGGATCAATTGTATTGTAACCAGTTACAGTAACCCTAAAAGCACCTGTTACTGGATCATAATCTGGCCCGTAATGCCGATAAACTGGAAAAAGTGTATCCGGGTCAATCTTCCCACTTTGAATTGTGGCAAAGCCGTCTTCTTCTTTTACTACGCCATAACTTCCGTAGTCCGCCATTGCGCTAAGGGCGTCTTTGTACGCCTCTTTGTATTCGGCGCTACCCGTTCCTTTTTCACCGGCTACATACGAGGCATAGTCTCGCAACTGATCTACGTTGCTTTTTTGACTACTTAATACATTGTTCACGTCAACCGTTGAAAGACCTGTATCCATTAAATAATCAATTTGGCTTTGAGAATAACCGTTTTTTATGTACTCATCGTAAACTGTTGCAACGGCTTTGGCTTGAGTAGATTTAAATGCTTCTTGATCGGCTACTGATCTTTGGGTTGAAAGTTTGGAGTCAGCCGCCGCATAGCTTATTGAAGCGCCATCAAATTGCCCTACGCTTAAAAAGTGTTCGTAAGGATCAGAGCCTTCGGGCAGGTTGTTGATCTTTGCATACTCATCTGCCTTGAATCCTGGATTCATAGCCTCAACAAATGCGCGGTTACTTGTGTCAATTATCGGCTTAATGCTTCCAGAAAGATTGTCAACAGAGCCTTTAAACTCTTCTGCGGCGCTGGTGTACTCATCAATTAATGTTCCATGCGCATCTTGCAGTTCGCCTAATTGATTTTTATATTCATCCATCTTAGGTTGATATGTCTCAGAATTTTCTTTAATAAGATTTGTAGCAAAATCATTGTATGTTTTGGTTGCGGCATTAGCAGCATCTAAATTTGCTTGATTTTTATTAGATTCGTAATTTTGAACCGCTACATCTCTAATTGATTTAAGCCTATTTTGCTCTACGACCTTTGTATTAAATTCATCCGCAACAGTGTTATAACTATCTGCAATATTTTTTTGCGACTCTTCATTGGTGCTTAATTTATCTACGGCGTTTGTATATGCTTTGGATGAATCTTCCGATTTCTCTGCGGAAGACGTAAATTCAAAGTTTTTAACCATGTCTCCAAGAGCTTTAGAGCCAGCTTTAAGCAGGGCTGCTCGCACGACATTAGTGGGGTTCCCGCCAGTAAGCGCGGCAATTGCAGTACCCATTAAAACGTCTGTAACAATCGCTTCTTGAGCGGGAGTCAGTTTAACGTTTGATCCTTCAATAATGTCTTTGACGATGCCGGATGCAGAAATAGCTCCATACACTGTAGCCGCAGC